ACCACCTTGCCGTCCTTGCGGTGATAAAGGCGGCGCTCTTCGAGCCATTCGACGCAGGTCGAAAACACCTTGAACCGACCCGTCTGCATGCGGTCCAGCATGTCCATAAGGCCGGCCTCGACGCTGTTCGTCCCATCTTCGAAAGTGGCTTGCTCGTCCAGCATGCCAAGCCCCTGGTCCCGATACTGAGACGCAAGGTTCGGTCCGGCTGCGGTGTCGTTGTTGCCATCGTGCGGCCACGACCAAGGAAGCCATGTTCCCCACGGCTTGAGCGCCGCGGCATGCAGGATAGGCGATGCCTCACGTTTGCGGTAAACCTTGGTCAGATAGACAATGTCTGCGTCTCGGTCCCATGCCAGGTTTGCGGCAGCTGTCGGGTGATCCCAACCAAAGTCAATGCCGGCTATCTGTGGCCAGATGCTCGGAATGGGCCGAGGCTCAATAACGATATCCTCTTCCATCACCGGGAAGATCAGGCCGCTGCCGAGTGTCGGAATGCCCTTGGTGCGCGCCTCCCGCTCGTGCGACGGATAACTGGCAATGATCTTGGCCCGCTGTTCCGGGGTATAGTGCTCAGCATCTTCAATGGTCATGGAGATGACGATGCGATCCTCGCTGTCTTCCAGCATGTAGCGCGCGACCACTGCGGACATGCCCTTGAGCGGGGTGAACGTCACCGCGATTGATCCGCCCGTCGCGTTCGTCCTAGTGATACCCTCAAAATACACGTCGTCCGGCGGCTCTTCATCGAACCAGACGAATTCAACCGTGTTGGCCTGCCATTTGCCGCGCCCTTGCTCGTAGGCCTTCAGCAGCAGCGTTGATGTTCCGCCAGAAACATGGCGCACTGTCACCGTATCGAGAGCACCAGAAACGCCAGAGCGCCGCGTCGTGGCGACTATGGCGTCTTTGGGGATGTATCCTGTTCCCCATTCCTCTTCCGTCATCGGCGGGCCAACTAGGAGACGCTGAACGCCGTCTCGTGTCAGCTCGTAGCTTTCCGACCCGGCAAGCATCGTGATCGGCTTGTCAAAGCGCCGGCCTTCCCACCAGTCTGGATATCGCCCGGTGAGATGCATCGCGGCTTCGGCTGCGCCTGCATAGGTCTTACCCAACTGGTTTCCGGCCATGAAGAGCCGCTCGCGCTTGAGCGCGTGATGAAATTCGCGCTGCTTCGAATAGGGCTGGTAGTCCCTAAGCTTGCTCGTCCGCTTCCGCCGGTCCACCTCCAGCAGCAGGGATTGCAACTCCAGCTTTTCCGAGTAGCTCAGAGAGTCGAGCATTCAACTTGTCCTCTGGCATTGTCTGGATTGAGCCCGAGTGGTTCACGTCGATCTTGTCGCCATAGACACGCGGCTGCAGTTTGGAAGCTTTCCACTTGCGCGCATCAATCCGATTGCGCGCTTTGGCTGCGTCCTTTTCCGTATCGGCAATGTCTACGATTTCGTCCGCCAGATAGTCGGCCTGTTCTTCGCGCGCCCGCGCGTACATGTCAGAAAAGGTGCTATCCTCGCGCAGCCACGCATAGATGGTTTCCCGTGTCGGCATGTCCTTTTCGGCGCAGATATCCTTGAGACTTTTGCCTGTTGCGATGCGCTCGCAAATGATTGGCTTGATAGCCTCTGCGTCGTACATCAGTCGATCGTTGCCGCCACGCCGGCAGTTGCGGTCGCGGCCTTGCACTGGAACGGGATGATGTAGCCCGCCGGGAGCCCAACGAACGATAGAGTCGTACTTCCACCGGCTGGCGTGACCACGATATCGCCTGCCGTTAGCAGCACAATCGACTTGGCGATGGGATCGAGTGCCGTGACTCCGCTGATCGCTCGGGTAGTCTTGCCGAAACTGTCATAGGTGTTCGGCGTGAGGTTTGCTTCTGGCTGTGCCATTCATGCCTCCTGTGATGTGCTGCATTGAACAGCGGTGTGAATGAGATCAAGCGCCTATACGGCGTAGGGATACATCTGCCCGAGAAGAGCACGAAGGTCGGCCGCCATGAGCGCGTGGATTGTGTTCACCGGGTGCGTGCCATCTTCACAGGCGTATTTGGCGACACCGTTGACAGGCCACTTCCAGTAATTCGATCCGGTGTCGTAGCGGGCCACGTTCTGGCTCAAGGCATGATCTATAAGCCCCGCTGAGAGCTGGGCATCTATCCAGTCATTGACATCTTGTGCCTTGGTGTCGAAGGCCGTGGTTTGAGATTGGTTGACCAATGTCGCCCAGAGGTCAGACGACTGATTCCTGGGGATCACCTTGGGCTTGATGATCTTCTCAATGCCTGCCGCTCGGAACGCCGCCCACTGCGTCAATTCATTGGCCTTGAAGGTGGTGATATCGCCGGCCCCGGATTGCTGGATATCGCCGGTCCCGTGGCCGTCAATCGCAACAGAGGCATAACGATAATAGAACGAGCGCCGCGTGAGCGACATGCCATTGCCCAAGCTGGAGCTTGGGCGGGCATGGTTGAGGACAGGGAATGGCTTGGTATTGCCGGTATCGAACATGGCCCGCATGATCCACCCAGCCCCGCCGAGGAGCGTGGAAACGCCAGCATCGATACTGGCCTGATCTATACTGGTGCCCTGTGCGTAGATGATCGGAATGCGAAGATCGAGCGGAAGCCCGAGAATGCATGTAGTGTTGATCCCGGCGCCGAAGTCGGCTTGCCCCGTCTTTGCGGTCATTGCCCCGGTCGCATCGACCTGGCTGACGTTGTTGGAGCCTACCGTTGCATCAAACCGGGTGGCAAAGCATCCGTTGGCCGAATAGGCAGCAACCTGTGCGCCGTCGAACATCTGGCCATTTGTCGGGACGGTGCCGCGCTTGCGAACCCAGATAAGGTCACCGCGGGTAAAGCGCGAAAGCCCGAAATTAGATGCGTAGAGCCGGTCCGATAGCCTCGTTTCGCCCGGCGCAATCACAACTGAGCGCGATCCGCTGAAAAGCACCGGGGACGTTGCCGAGGCCTTTTCGATGGCAACTGCGCTGATCGTTATGTCGGTCGGCGGCAGAATATCTGCACCGGTCGAGGCAATCCCCCAATTGTCGAAAGCCAGCTGAATGTAGGGCGTGTCAACGCCGATGTAAAACGGCTCGCGGGTTTCAAACGTGGTCAGGGTGGAACTGGTGCCGAGCAGAACCATGTTCCCGCGGCCGTTCGTGCCGACGATGCGCTCCGACGCGCTGACATCTCCCCAGGCAATGGATTTGACGATTGGCCTGCTGAGGTTGGTCGGATAGGCATATGTCCCCGCGGACACCCCTTCGATAACGTCCTTGGTGTCGTTGTCGAAAGTGAAGACCACAGGATGGGAACCAGATCCCATGAAAGTCGTGGAATAGGCATCGGCGGGGCGCTGCACTGCAACCGTATCGGTGATGATAGGGGAGCGCAGAACCGATCCGTCGATACAGTCCAGGTTGTAACTGTCTATAACCTGCGTCGCGCTGCCCGGATAGGCGCTTGGCAGCGTGTCGCTGGTGATGGCCACGTCGCTCAAACCAAGGCTTGTCGAAATTGACGTGGTGCCAGTGGTGAAGGTGACGATAGCGAAATAGGTGGACCCGACCTTGCTGATACTCGCGGTAAAGCCAGAACTGACGAAGGTCGTTGCAACGGTATCGAGATCAAACCCGACATTCTTGCTGGTCGCACCGTCTGGGATGATGCGCATCCAGACATAGCGGCGCACACGCTTCTTCAGGGTCCATATGAATGACTTCGTGGCGCCGTTTGCGACGTTGATGCCCGTGCCCTTGAACAACCTGTGCAGCGTGCTTGGCGCCAATTCAGTAACCGGCGTGAAGCCGCCCACAGCGGGAGCGGAGATATCCACCCCGGTATTGGTCCACTGTGCATTGGCATAGGCGTTGGAACGCTGGTTGTCGTTCTGCACCGCCGGCTCGATGAGGAGCCCTCGGTCGTTGAGGCGGGGCACGTTAGGGCCATACGTACCGATATCGCCTGCGGCGTTACCAAGATCGCCAAAAGTTCCGGATCGGGTATAGGCAAGGAATGTAGCCCGCGCTACGACGCTTCCAGCCAGGAAATACCTGTTGTTTATGAAGTCGCCATAAGCGAGGGCTCCTTCCGGAGCCCACGATGGCGCGCCGCCCCCCGATAGAGCAGCCGATCCGAGATGCAGACCAAGGTCTAGTGCGGTGGCCATGCGCCCTCCGATCTATCTCCCCGGCTTTCCACCAGGGTTGACGCAAGAGAACCGTACGCTGCGGTGAGGGATGTTACAGACAGCTACTAGGCTATCGCTGGGACTTCCGAATACTCTCGAAGATGCATATGGCCGCCACTGTAAGGGGCAATAGCGCCATCCATTCGAAGCCGAGCGCGAACGCCGCCATCCCGATTAAAAAGCTCGGCAAAAACCACGGACCAAGCCTGTCAATCATCGTTTGCTTACGCATGCTCGGACATCTCTCGCAGGATGCGCTTCACATCACTAATTTTCATTTTGAGCGCATCCCCACTGTTGCGAGGTGAGACAGACACTGGGGTTCGCCTCACTTTCCCCCACCCTTCAATCACAAGCTTAGGATGAGCGCCGCTGCTAATTTCCATGCGACAGTGCCCACCCGCAGCCTCTACTATTGTCTTTGCCTGCCTCAAGACAGCCTTTCCGTGACAGCTGATAGCGCCCACGATCAGCCTGCCAGCGGGACCATGGATGCGCCGATGTCATAGCGAGCGACCGTCTTGCCATGATCGTTCATGACGAACACGGTTCCACCAATCAACGGAGACGCTTGTCCATCCGCATAGAACCAAACTGCATCTCTGGGGGCAGGCTTCCCGGGCTCTTTGTCCTGAATAGCCCCCGGAACAAAGTTCACGTGTGTGGTGGGGTAGACAAACTCTTCCCCCGACAGGGCAATGTGTTTCACGGTCATCATACTACGTATTCCTTCTGTTGCTGGTTGGTAGGCACGAAAAAGCCCCACCGAATGGCAGGGCGGAAGGCACGAGCGGGCGATCTATGGTGCAATGAAGCGATGAGGTGTGTATCGCCAAACGCTCGATGGGGATTGAGGCCGCTCCATGCGACGGCTTGGAGTGGTTAGGACTGTATCGTCTGTCCCGGCCTCAAACTGGAGCGGAAACAGGGACTCGAACCCTGCTCAGGAGCTTGGAAGGCTCCAATCATCCCTGATGCATCCGCAAACTGGCACGAGCTAAACCTTCCGCATCGGCGGCCGGCCTTATCTTAGTCCGCACCCTCGTGCAGTACGGAAGCAATCGCAGTACCGTGGCCCGCACCCCGCCTGCGATTGCAGGAATGCGGCAAAGGGATTGAGGCAGCTTTCCGGCGGGGAAACCAGTGGCCCTTGCAGCCCGCTTGCGTGGGGTTAACTCCACCTTGGCACGGAGCCGCCTCAAACTTGTTGCCCATGGGGCGAATTCTGGACGCAGAAAAGAATGTGCGGGTAATCTTGTCTACCCGCTGGGCCCGAAGGTAGCGCCCGAAGGCCCCCTATGCGCCGACCCAAATCAATTCGTGGGTAAATTTATGCTATTTACGCCGCCCCTGCAAGCTCTTCGAACTGATCGACCTCAAGTTCCACAGGCGTGGGGCGCCCAAAGATTTCGATCATCACGCGCAGGCGCTCCAAAGAGTGGATTTTCTCGACCGTACCGGGAAAGGTCGCGAATGGGCCATCGGTGATCCGCACTCTCTTGTTCTTGAGCCGGCGGCGCATGGCGGCCAGTGTATTGCGCGTGGTTTCGCCGCGATGCCGCCGTGCCTCGTCGGTGTCGTCCAGCTTCAAATCCGCCTGCGCTTTGCGAAGCGCAAGAACGTCTGCGGTCGGCACTGGCTGCGGCTCCAGCGGGCGCCCCGGCAAGAACTCTTCAACGCCATTGCACCCCTTGATACGACCGAGGTCGCCCGCGCTAGGCACTTCCACGAACATGTACCGAGGAAACAGGCACAGGGTGTTGACCACGCTCACGCGCTTGCGCCGGTTGAAACGCTCTACCTTGTACTCAGGCAGGTACACTTCGAAACCCAGCGCCCTGATCTCGCGTAGGGCCTTCTGCTCGCACTTGATGTTCGTCCGGATGCAGTACCAGGTCATGTCAGCTTACCTTACGGGAACGGATGGCAGCGGCAATCTCGTGAGAAATCGCAAGCCAAGTCGGTTTGTAGCCGTGCTTAATCGCCAGATCAGTCCGCCGCTCTACCTCCGCCAACTTCGCACACGCCTCCCTCTCTTCCTCGACAGCAGAGAGAATGGCGCGGGCTATTGAGAGCTGGAGGCGCGCGCTCCAGGTGCCTCTTGGAATGGCTTCCTTTGCTCTGTCCCAAACCCACTGTGGGATATCTTCCGGCTTTGTCATTTGCTACTGTTCTCTTGGGGAAGGCTGTTGAGCCACAGGTGGATGGAAAGGTAGTTTTCCGCCGAAAGTGGCTTATGGTTCTGCATCCGGGAGATTGCAGCCTTGGATGTCCCTGTACAGGCAGCAACGGTTCTACAAGACATTCCAGGAAGCGAGAGAGCTTGACGCAACCTGAGCCTGTCGACGGCAATTTGATTTAGGGCCGCCTCCTTGCTCTCACTCATCCTTCTTCTCCTTGCGGCGGCTGTTGGGGATAGTGCTCACGGCACCAGTAGAGCCGCTTGCCGTGTTCGTCTGTGGTTCCGTAGGGAGCGCCTTCGATCTCACAGACCTCACAAATCTGGATGATGGCCCGAGGGGTAAAGAGCTTGCCGTCCTTCCAGAATTTCGGGCCTGCCTGGCGGAGAACGGCGGGCATCATGCGCGACCGCCGTTCCGCTCGAATACCGCCGCCCAGATTTCTACTTTCCGCTTCTGCAGCCATTCGCGGGCTTCCGCCGGCATCGTCGCAAACGCGAGAAGCTCTCCGATATGGCGAAGCTCTGCCCTTTCATCCTGGGTCATCGGCTTCATGCAACACGCTCCCCGCCCATGTCGTGGTTGTCGTCGTCCGCGGTGTTGAAGGTCTTGGCGCCGACAAGTGCGCCGGCACGGACAGCATTGATCTGCATCTGGGCTTCTGAGATCGGCGGCGGAAGAGCGACAAGCCTTGCCTCGGCAACCTTGGCGTTTGGGAGCCACCAGCCATCCTTGCCGCTACTGCTCGAAACGGGCGGCGAACGCCCATCCATGAGTGTGACCTGCTTCCAGAGATCAGACCCGACAGGAACGAATGTGTTGACCTTCTGAAACTCTTCCCATGCAAGGGCGTCATTGAAGCCCTTGACCACCTGCGCAAGTTTGGCTGTCGACGGAGCAAAGTCGGGATTGTGCCCTTCCACCTGTCCGCGAACGAAAGCGCGGCACGCCCGGCGAACAGCCTCGAGCGAGAACTCCTCGACAGCGAAGGCGTATACCTTAGGCGTTTCGGCGGTAATGCTCGATTGCGATGATGGGAACGCCCTCAGCATCATCCCAATTGCCTTGGTGGCTTCGGCTGTTTCCTGCTCGTCCATTTTCCAGTTCCTCGGCATAATTGGTGAAGTGATCGGATCCTCTGGGTTGCGCCGTCTTGGGAGGCGCCTGCCCTCGTTTCGGGATTTTCTCAGCGGCACCCTTGGACCAGTTCCGCCAAGCGGCACGCCAGTTGAGCTTTGCCCCGCTTGGCGACGACAGCGACCAATCGCGCATCTTTTCGGCTTCGAGGTCGATTCGATCTCCCGGCAGGCCAGCCTTGATGGCGTCCTGCCGCCAGTCGATGGGCAGAACCCAATCAGCCGGGAGGCGCGAAGCGCGCGTTTTGGAGGAACCGTTAGGTTCCGTGCTGGAAGGGGTAGTTTTTTCTTTAGGGGGTGTGGGGGACGTTTCTTTTTTAGGGGAAACCTTGTCCCCTTCTGTCCCTTCTTGTCCCGCGATGTCCCTGTTTGTCCCAGGGACAAGAGCGCGTTGACGGCGCTTCTTCTCGGCCGCCTTCGCCCTCTTGGCTGCGAGCAAGGCATCGGCTTCCGCATTGGCCGTCTTGATAGCAGATGCAAGCTGCTCGGCAGTGCAGCCGGCGGCAACCATCGCGTCGATAACGGCAGCAGACAAGCTCATTGGCTCATCGCCTCCAGAGCCTCGCGAGCACCAGCTCGCTCTTTTCTCCACGCGATGAACTGAGCCGTCTCTCTCGACACGCCAACCTTCACCGGCACATCATGGACATACCCGGCATTGACCATCGGCAACCGCTTCGGCTCGCGATAGTCTAGAACCCACTGGCAAAGGTCATTGACCTGGTACACGCCAACGTCGAGGGCGATTGCCTCCCATGACCAATTGAGCCTCACGAGGTGCTGGACGCGTCGATAGAGCGTGTGATTGTCAGGCGTTAGCTGTTCTATGCCGGCGGCCATCAGACACGCTCCATCATCATCGGCGCAGCCAAAGGAACTTCAGCGCAGACCTGAAGGCACGCTTCAGCTTGGCCCTTCCATGCCCAGCCAACACTCGTTGTGGTGCCCGCTTTGTCCGAACGGAGGTATTGCGCACCGAGACGAAGGCGATAGAGGATTGTTTCGCGCCTCGGAGGCCGGACCTCACGCGCCGTCGCCACTTTGGCCGGTGCTTTCCTGGGCATCAGATTTGAGACGAACACCCTATCCTTAATCGGACGAAACTCCGGCGTATCGGCCAAAGTTCGCGACAAGTTGAGGTGTTGCCGCGTGATCTTGCCAACGCCATTTGTGCGGACGCCAGTCGCGGTCACTTCCCCCTCCCCTTTTCCTTGGCAATGCGTTTGAGAATGGAATTGCTGGAAGGCTTGGGCTTGTGGCCTCGCCATACTCGGGGCTTCTTCTGCTGGGATTGGAGGATGGAGGTCATTGCTTGCCTCCCCAGAGCATAATCGGGTGCTCCTCGAAACGACCCGTCTTGCTGGTCCACACGTACCAAGCGTGATCTTCAGTGCCTGTCTCGCCGTTCCCTGCCCACGAGATGCGGTCCAGCAACGCGATCTTCGCCATAAACCGGGGGTTGCCCTGGAATAGGTGGCGCCGGGTTTTGCCGAAGTCGAATTTGGCGGTCAGCAACAGAGCGACCATGCCATCGCAGCGCTCGAGCGCGAGTTCAGCGAAGCGCACAGCATCACGGTTTCCCTTGCCGTAGGGCGGGTTGGTGATGATGGCGTCGGAATAGTCCGGAACATTGACCGGCTGACCCAGCAGGAAGTCCCACAGGAAACTGTGCGGCCGATCGTATTCGACAATGTCGCTAGTCACGACCACCGCGCCGTTCTCGCGCAGCACGTCGGCCATGAGGTGGTTGCCAGCGGCAGGCTCCCAGACCGTCAATCCGGCAATCGGGAAATGCCGCAACAGCACTTCCGTCGCCCATGGCTCGGTCTGATAGAGGTCATTCGCCTGACGGGCGTAGTTGGAAGCGGTGACAGTCATTCCCCTGCCCTCTTCTTCCCAGTGGATAGGAATGGATGGGTCATGTCCGTTCACCACCCAGCCGCTCCACCATGGCAATGGCTCGACGGTTTTCGAGGGATTGACGGGCGCGTTCTGCAAGATCAGCAGGCCTCGACGATGCCGCCTTCTGCATGAGCTTTTCACGCTGGGAATGACGGGTGACGCCGTTGGACTTGAGGCCAGCGCGCAAAGCTGCTGCCACCTCTTCCTGCTTTCTGATGACCTTGCGGGTGTTGGGCATGGAGAGGGTCATTTGTCCCAGACCATCCGCTCGATAACGGTGGAGATAATCAACGACAAAATGAGTAGCATCGCGCTCAGCCACCAGCCGACTACCGGCACGGCCAATCCACAAAGCAGACAAAACACAGCGTCGAGCATGCTGACCCGAGGCTTGGTGATGTAGCGCAACATGTCAGTCCTCCCCACGTGGGATAGAGTTGTCTTCAGGCGCCCCGGCCTTGAGGCTGGTCGGCTCGCTCATCAGCCTCGGTGAAGCCGGGATTTCCCACGGCGCAATCCAGTGCGCCAATTCGAGAGAGGACGCGCTCAACCGCAGCAAGGTCCGCGCGATCCAAGTCCGCACCCGTTTCCGCTGCATGGCTGTGGATGCTCCGAAGCCATGCGACGTGCTGCAGTTTTTGACGGTCGCGCTCGAGGCGCTTGAGTTCTTGGAGTTTTGCTCGTGCAAGATCCTTCTCCCATGAGTCGATGCGGCGAGCCTTGCCCTTCAGAAATTCGAACGCTCTGTTCCAAGTCACTTTGGCCTTAAGTGCCTCGTAGATCGCCGTGACGCGATCCTTGTCAGACGATGAAGCCGCAAGCCGTTCCGCGATCTGCTCGCAGAGGCCCTTCATCTCGAAAATGTCGTCAGCTGCCGACATTGGGGAATTCTCCCTTCGATCTGTGGAGTTCTCCGGTGGGATTAGGGACACGTCCTTTTCCTTTCGCGCCATGTTGGGGCATCGACGCGATGGAATTTGAAAGGACTTGGTTATGGAGCCGATCAGCTACAGCTTGAGAGACATGCTGGTTCGGCAGGGAATTCGCAGACGAACGGTTGGCGCCGAAAGCCTGCAAGGAATGAAAAACCGGGAGAGCGCCGCTGAGCGCTCGATCCCGGAGGTTGCCGCCGAAGGCCGGGGAGTTACAGCCAGGAGGGAATTCGGCGGGGTTGGAATGATCACGAGTAATGTCCGCATCATTCGAGAGCGGCCATTGCTGGCGATCATTGATGGCGGCCGGGCATGACGACGATAGAGCGCCGCATGCCCTGGGTGAGATTGCCGAGGAGAGTGGATTGGTGGAGGCCATCACGCGGCCTCAACCGTGGCAACGCGGTAGCCGAAGCCACGGAGCGTCTTGATGGCATATCCAAGCCTAGCCAGTTTGGCATTGGCGCGCGCCATCGTGACGTAGACCACATTGCGAGGGTCAATCGGACCTCCGTCAATGTCATTACCCCAGAGGGCAAAGAACACGCGCTCCCGAGCGACGGCATCGCCCTGTCCTTTCGCGATGGCAAGGAATAGCTGGCGTTCGCGCGGCGAGAGACCGGCGCGTTCTGCAACTTTGGCGTATTCTGCGTACCCGCCTGGCAGTGGTTGTCCGCAACATGGGCAAGTGGCGACACTCATTCCACCAGCTCCTTGGTTTTAAGGAGGGGGAGGAACCATTCGAGGTCCTGCTCTTCTTCTTGGGTGCGGGTGATGAGGGGACGGAAACGCTCAACTGCGAAGTCAGGGATGAGAGACCAGTTGCAAACCTCCGCGAGACGCACAACGAGGCTGGTATCTACAAAGCGCCCAATAGTATCGGGAGAACGCACAAACGGCCGGACGCTGACAACTGTGTATGTCGCGCCAATGACGAGCTCAGGATGGTCGGTGTTATCGACGCAAACACACTTCACGTCCGGACGCGCCCAACCGCTCATGACACCGCTCCAATCAGGAACAGAACACTGGCGGCAACACCCAGAAGCGTGGATGCCGCAATGGTGGGCCAGAGTACCTTGGATGGATCGAGAGAGCCGGGGATGCGGGGGTGGGTCATCATCAGTACTCGTGAGGTTCCGACGACATGCCGATAGCGGACATGTACAATTCGAGAAGTGCGGCCTGTTCCATGCGCTTGCTCGGGTCCATGGCGCGAATTTTGATGATCTTGTTGAGTATGCCGACATCGAAGCCGTCGCCCTTGGCCTCGGCCTTCACTTCCTTGATGTCGTCGCCAATCGAGTTCTTCTCATCGATCAGACGCTCAAGACGTTCGATGAACGCAAGCAGTCGGTCTTGGGCTACGCTGTCCTCAACGGCCATCGATCAATTTCCTACTTTTTCTGTGTGAGCACTGTTTACTTCGCTCTTGCTACGAGCGCGGATCGCCATGAACAGAGCGGCGCCTGCGAGCGCAGAACCCGGGCTCTCGATCACGCCAGCGCCATGCAGAAATCCGATGGCAAAGACACAGAATGCCCAAAGCAACCAGTCCAGACCAAGGCGAATGAGATACTGCCCAATGGGCTGATCATGGCTCGTGCGAATGTCGCTCATGCCGCACCTACCTCTGCTTTGGAGGGGCGCAGAAACGCATCGGCCGAAAGCTCGACGCCGCTTTCCCGCAATGCGTCGATGATTTTTCCGACCGTGTTCAGCGTTGGGGTCTGCTGGTCGTTCTCAATCCGCAGGATACTAAGCCGGTCACAGCCGACCAGGTCCGCTAGAGCCTGTTGGGAAAGGTTTGCGCGACGACGCGCTTCTGCAAGAGGGTGATCCATGCCCTTTCGTAACACCCCGTGTAACAGATGGCAAATGTTTTCTGTTGCGTGGGACGTAACTTATGTGACGGGCCGATGCGATACCCTGCACCCATGGCTGAGACTACCTACAAAAAGACCTACATCAGAGAGTGGCGGAAGAAACGCGGATTGTCGCTTCGCCGCCTTGCCGACCGCCTAGAGCAATCTCCAGGTGGCGAACTATTGGTCTCTCATGCCTCGATTTCGCGCATCGAGCAGGGTCTACAGCCCTACTCACAGCCCATTCTTGAGGCTATAGCTGAGGCGCTTGGGGTGTCTCCGGTGATGCTTCTTGAAGTCAACCCGGACAAGGACGGTGACGTGATCGATATCACTCTCCGCCTCAACAAGGCTCCTCCCCAACTTCGTAAGCAGGCCATCGACATAATAGAGGCCCTTCTCAAGTCTGCCGGACCCAGCCGGTAAGCCAATCTCCAGTTCCATATTCTCCCCCCGCCGCAATGGGATTCGCAGTGTAGCGAACTAGGCCGCACCTGTTGTAACATGGGGTGCAACTTTTTCAAACAACCCCCATTGCTTTTGTGTTACATCGCGTGTAACGTCATTCCCAGATCAAACACCACAGACGCACCGCGTCACCGATGGAGAGCAAGCAAATGACCGTCAGCTTCGAAACTCGTGCAGGCCAGAAGATCGCAGGCACCTTGGAAGGCAACGCGCCCGACCACTGCATCTCCGTCCGGGTGGAAAAGGGCCCTCGCTTTGCCAAGGGCAAGGTCCTTCTGTTCCCGAAGAACGGGATTTCCAACTACCGCCAGTCCGCTGCCTGACCTTTCACCAGCCGGCCTCCGCAGTGGGGCCGGTCAGCGAATGGTTTCGTGTCCTTGGAGGACGAAAATGACCACCAGCCAGATTATCCAGATCAGCACTCACAAGCTCTCCCTCGTTCAGGGCGTCTATGTGATTGCGCAGAACTGCAGGCCTGTTTCGGTCTGCACTTCACTGAAGGCGGTTCGCGAATGGCTTGATGGCGCTCGCTATGACGAGGCCGGAAAGATCACTATCAGCCTTTGCAGCCTCGACGGCATGGAAGCGGACGACATCACGCATCTGATCGCAGACGATCTCATGGGCGACTATCGCACCTACGAGGACTGTTCGGAAGATCAGGGCTACGCGCTTCCGTGGCTCGAATACTGGTTCGATGAAATCACGGCCGGTGAGTTCGTGCAGGACATCAAGCGCCGCACGGATCGGCGCCGGGAGGTTTTTGCACCTCTCCGCTCTGAGCGGTTTGAAGGCTCGGAAGTTATGGAGGCGGCGGAATGAAAGTGAGCGATCTAGGAGCCGCCGAGGACATCGTCCGCGCTCTTCGCAAGTACCGTGAAATGGAAGAAATGGTCACGGGCTACCCGCGCCGAGAGGGATACCTCGATATTGGCGACAAGACGATTTCTCTCACGCATGCGCAGGTTGACGCGCTTTTGGCTGCCGAATTTCAGCGCATTTCGGACGCCGCCGCGTCTATCGGATTGGAGCTGGAGGAATGACCCTCCCCTCCTTCACCCATTACCCGAGCCAATACCTGTGGCTCCTATCCCTGATCCTATGTGCGGCAATCGTGGTGTTGCTGCCTGATGGAGGCGTGTTCTGAAAATGACTGATGATCTTAGCGCGTTCGTTGCCATCAGGAATGGCGAGGTTAGGGGCATCATGGGCATTCGCGACGACAGTGTAAGTCGCGACTTTCTCATGGAGTGGGCGCTCGATCCCTCCGTCACATGCATCATCCGCGTCCCTATCGATGTAGCGCGGAAATGCTTCGACGCGACCGAGCAGGAAGTCCGCGACATGGTTTCACAGGCGGCGGGCTCGTCATGACCAAGTGGACATGCACCCCTAACGGCACCTGGGTTCAAGTCCCCGCCCCTCCCCAAGACCTCCCCTACTTCACCCGCATAGCCACCCTTTCCGCCACTCAGAAGAAGGAACAGAACAATGCAGGCCGTTGAACTGAGCCAGACCGGCAATGACCGGATCGCGATGGGCGGTAACCAGCCTCCTGAAATGATCATCTTCGGTGAGATCGACGCCTATTACGACGAGGCGAAGAATTGGGCTTCGGACGGGTTCAAGATCGAAAGCTCCGAACAGGAAGCGCAGATTAATGAAATCGATAAGGCGCTTCTGAAGCTGGGGCAAGAAGCCGATGCATTGCGCGTCGAGGAGAAGAAGCCTCACGACGATGCCGCCCAGGCGGTGCAGGACAAATATAACCCGTACGTCCAGAAGGGCAAAGGCAAGGTTGATGTCGCCCGCTCGACGCTAAAGTCTCTTCTAACGGCGTGGCGCATCGAACAGCAGCGGATTGCCGATGAAGCCGCGCGCAAGGCACGCGAAGCAGCCGATGCCGAACGTAAGGCGGCCGAAGAAGCCCTTCGCGCATCATCTGGCGATCTTGTGGCCCGCGAGCAGGCAGAGCAGCAGCTTGAAGCCGCCAAGCAGGCCGAGAAGGTCGCGAAGAAGGCGGACAAGGCAGCAACGACCGGCACTGGCCTCCGTACCAGCTATGCGCCGCGCCTCGTCAATCGCACCGACGCCATCAAGCACTATTGGGCGAAAGACCCCATCGCGTTCGAACGCCTCGTGGTTGATCTGGCGATCACCGAAACGCGTGCCGGCATCCGCGAAATCCCCGGTTTCATCATCGAAGAAGTGAAGGTGGCAATCTGATGGGCGCCGTTCAGAAGATCGATCAGGAGGCTTCGGCCCCTGCCATTATCACCCCCGCCGCAATGATTCAGCAGGCAATTCAGCAGGGCAGCGGCGTGGAAGTCATGGAGCGGCTTCTTGCCCTTCAGGAGCGCTACGACGCATTCAATGCCCGCAAGGCATTTGACGACGCCATGGCCGATCTGCGGAAGAACCTGCCGAAGATCACCAAGAGCCGCGAGGTTGATTATGTCTCGAAGGGCGAAGGTGGAGGTCGGGTCAACTACAAGTTCGAAGATTTGGCGGAGATCACCGAAAGCCTTGCCGGACCAATGTCCGATGTCGGCCTCTCGTTCCGCTGGTACACGGACAACGTTCAGGGCGGCGTCAAGGTCACTTGCCGGATTACGCACCGCGACGGGCACTTCGAAGAAACCAGTCTTGTGGGGCCGCTCGACGCCTCGGGCAAGAAGAACCCGATCCAGGCCATTGGCAGCGCCGTGACCTATCTCCAGCGCTATACGCTCAAGGCTGCTGTCGGCATTGCCGCAGCGCACGACGATGACGCACAGGAAGTTGGAAAGAAGGCTGAACCTCAGCAGCGTCAACCAGCGGACAACAGCCGCGCCATCCTTGCTTCCTTCGATAGCGAAATCCAAGCAGCCGGCAACCAGTCAATGTTGCAGGCAATATGGAAACGCATCGAGGCCTCAACGCTCTCTGACGAACAGGTCGATGAGCTTGGCGCCATCATCAACCGCCGCATCGAAGCGCTGAAGGCCAAGGCAGACAAAGCCTCCAGAGCGCCCAACGACGACCCCTTCGGCTTCGACCGGATGGAGCGCGACCAGTTCCCGGGCGACCGCACCTAATTCCCAACCTGAAAGGGACCCCGGTCGCTCTTCATGGGCGCGTAAGTCGCAAGAGCCGGGAGCAGTTCAAATGCAGATCGAAGCAGGAAAGTACTACCGCACGCGCGACGGGCAGAAGGTCGGGCCGATGATGGATTGCTCCCATAAGGACGGCTTCCGCTGGTGCACGGAAAGCCTCGACCCACCCTATTACAGCGACGATGGGTGTCCGCAACCTGGAACAGCGAGTCGTGGCTACACTGAGGAACCCATTGTAGCCGAATGGACCGACGAGCCCGCCGGCCCCGTTCGCACCCGCACCGTGACGGAGATCGTGTCGGGCGTTTATGGGCGGATCGAGGTTTACGCCTACCGCGACGGCACTGTCGGAATCCGCCCCCGGCTCAAGAATGGCGAGGTTGCCGGCGAGTCCTTCGCCGTCCTCACCGCCGCCGAGCTTAGCGCCGCCGCTGCCGTGTTCGTGCAGCTTGCCGACGCCTTGGAAGGCGATGCGTCATGAACACCCTCGAAATGGACAAAGACCTCTCCACCTATAACGACTTCGACAAGCTGTCGGATCGGGTGAGCTATTGGCGCCGTAGGCTGGCTCGTTCATCTGACAAGGAGGAACTGGCCGAGCGCTTTGATGAAGTGGTGGCCAAGCACTCTCTGCGGGTGGTTTCGCTTCTGAGGGCCGGGTAGATGACCAAGCTCGTCATGCGCCGCGAAGGAACTCGCCTTACCTGCCCCTCTCCCGACTGGCTGGACATGCTTATGGAGCTGCCGGAGGGCGTTGATCTCAACGTCACCGCAACACGGGCGCGGTCCATTCCCCAGCTCGGGACGTATTGGGCATCTCTGGCCTTTGCGCTTGAGCATGGCCCCGAATGGATGAGCAAGCAATGGCTCACCAAGGACGAGCTTTCCGACGCACTTCAGATTGAAGTCGGCTTCGTGAACCAGATCCGTTTGGGCAACGGCATGAGCTACGGCGTCCCGAAGTCCAAGAGCTTCAGCGAATGCGGGCAGGACGTGTTCAATGCCTACTTCTCTGCGGCCTCCGATCAACTCGCTCGCTGGTGCGGCTTTGATGCTGTTCGGGCTTATCTCGACCACATGCGCACTCGTGGGCAGCGGAGGGCGGCATGAGAACCGCTAGGCTCAAGGAATGGGTTGGCAAGACGCCTGAGGCAATGCCGGGGCAGACCGTCCTATTGCGCCTCTATGCCAAGCAGAACGGTATTTGCGCCTGCGGCTGCGGCCAGGTGATGAATCTGAACCGGGACAAGGTCGATTGCGACCACGTCATTGCAGTGATCGACGGCGGAGAAAACCGGGAGAGCAATCTGCAGCTCCTCCTCAACGCCTGCCACAAGCGGAAGACCAGCGCGGAAGCCTCGGCGCGCAGCGAGGAGCGCCGGCACAAGTCGAAGGCCTTCACTGCTCTTCGCAAACCAAAATGGGGCACCCAGCGCCTCGGCAGCGGGAACAACCAGCGCAGGGCTTCTACTCCCCCTACTCCTAAATTCCCCGGCGACATAATGGCCAGGAGGCCGACATGAGCAAAGTAGCCGTGCCCTATTCTGGCGCAACCAGCGGCGCCGCAGCGCGTGACGAAATCACCAAGATCCTGCGCCGTTTCGGCTGCTCCAATGTCGGCTTCATGGATGACTATGAGCGCCATGAAGTGTTGCTGGCGTTCGAGCATCGCGGCAACCGGGTGCAGCTCCGCGCCTCGGCCCAGGGATGGGCAAATATGTATCTGCGGGAGAACCCATGGACCCCGCGTCGCGCGCTGCGCAAGGACGCCTATGAGCGAGACGCTCTCGACCGCGGACTGATCGCCATCAATTCGGTACTGCGGGACTGGGTCAAGGGCCAGGTCACTGCTGTCGAGTGCGGCGTGCTGAGTTTCGCCGGCGTGTTCCTCCCCTACATGCTCGCGGCAGACGGGAAGCCTCTGCTCGAGCATATCGCGGCATCCAACCTTTTGCCGCCGCCATCGGGATCCCAGCCATGACCGATCTCCACGCACTCCTTGAGAGGGTGAAAGCAGCGACGGGAATTGATGGTCGTGAGAACTACGCCCTGAATATCGAGATTGGAAAGTCACTCCTCGGATGGCACCTCCACGAACACAAGGCGTTCGGAGACTACGACACCGATTGGGCCGAATGGCGCGACGCTGACGACAAGCAAATCAGGGTCATTCCCGACTTCTCCGCCTCCATCGACGCCGCCCTTGCTCTGTGTGAGCGGGTGCTGCCGGGGTGGGGATATGTGCTTCATGCCAATCCCGGAACAGTTCCGAATGCGATGCTCTTGTCGCAAATGTTCGGTGGCGAGCGACACGACGCCTTTGCAAGAACTGTCCCCCTCGCGATCCTCGCCGCCCTTCTCACCGCCCTCATTTCGAAAGCCCAAGAACATGACCAGCAATGAGACTGTGACCCTGTTGCCGTTGGAGTGGTGCGGGAATATCGGCCGCGCAGGCAAGGCGTTTAGATATGACATTGCAGAGCCTGACCGGACGATCGGTTGGCGGGTTTGGGTTAGCATTGGCGATCAGTCGCCCAGCTTCTTCCTGACCGCGAAACCAGAGAACCGGGAAGCTGCTGTGTCGTTTGCCGAAGCCGACTGCCGTGCTCGCATCCTTTCCTGCATCGACCTCTCTCCACAAGGAGAGCCGGTGGCGGCCGAATACGACCCCGACGCGCCTCCAGACCACAGCGCCGACAACGCTGCCGAGTTCATCCTTCATGAACTGGCCAAGGCGCTCAAGGTGGAATTCCGACCCGCCGAAGGTTCGGAGACGTGGGAGGGAGATGTTCTCGGCACCATGTGGCATGCGCTGGTGGACAGCGGCGTCATTGACGAGGAAGACAACAGCCTTCGCGTTTCGCCAAAATCATCCTCTCCCCAGCCAGCAGCGATCTCCGAGGAGATGGTGGAGCGGGCCTGCCTGAGCTTCATCCCGCATTGGTATGAATGCACGCCAGAGGTCAAATCTGATTGCTTCAAAGACATGCGCGCCGCCCTCACCGCCGCTCTTTCGAGGGAGGCGTGAATGGCTGGGCTGACGACACCTCAGAAGGAGATGCTTCTGGCCTCCGCGGCAGACGGAGGCGCGGGGGCCGCTTCATTCTACCCACCGGCCAAGAAACTTGTAGCACTCGGTCTTATTGAAGAACGGCAGATTAAATGGGGGAGCCGGTTCTTCATCACCGATGCCGGCCGCCTCGCCCTTTCCCAATCCCTTCTCAATGACAAGAAGGAGGGGTGAGCCATGGCGAAGCATGTCATTGTTGCTCATGTCGGCCACGACAAGACCTCGCTGACCGCAGCAATCACGAAGGTGCTGGCCGAGCTTGAGCCCATGGAACACCGCGACGACGAGATCACTGTGATCCTCGATTGCCCGCAGGAGTTCGAAGTCCTTCCTCCGACCTTCGAGGACCTCACCATGCCGACCAAGAGGGAACTCTGCGCCGCTGGCATCAGGCAGCGCGGCACTAAGCGAGACGACATCCCACGGCCAAAGGACTTGTACAGGCAGCGCACAAAGGGGTTCCGTCCATGACTGACCTCCCCGACAATCCCGTCCATGCTGGAGATGGGGCAGAGATCATAGCACGGCTTCGTTATCGCGCCTCAACTGCGCATATGGCGTTCTACACCAATCTGGCCGAACACGCCGCCCTCGACCGCCAAGCCGCTGACCTCATCCAATCCCTCCTCGCCCAGATGCAGAAGGTCGAGGGGGAGAACGAGAGGCTGAGGAAGGAGCGGGTCGAGTGGAAGGAAATAGCCGACCTTGGAGCATGGGCCGATGGATTGCATGATCCCTCTCACCCCTATGTCAACACGATCCTTGCCCGGGCCGAAACCGCAGAAGCCACCATTGCCACCCTCCAGAAGCAACTGGAGACAGCAAGGGGCGCCATGCGGCGTATCATGCCATATCTTACCTTCACGATAGGCGAAGAGTCCCCAGGCCACCACCCTACCATGCCAAGCGCAGTCGCAGCCTTCAAAGAGGCCCTTTCCGCCATCAATACACAGGAGGGGAAGGATGGGTAAGCTGACGAAGGTACAAAAACAGGCCCTGGAATGGCTGAACCTGAGACCTAAAGACTATCGTGCTTGGACCAGCCACAGAATCGATCCTCCTATCGATGTTCTTGAAGACCTTGTCGATAACGGATTGGCAGCATGCCTTCATCGCACTGGGTGGTTTTCTCAATTCCGAATTACTGATTCAGGCCGCGCCGCCCTCTCCCAAGGAGAGAAGCCATGAGCCAGGATAAAGCGCCAGAGTGGGCATACGAGGAAGCGCGGAACATGCGCGTGTCTCTCGACGCCATCGCCCTTGCCCTCTCCCAAGCCTATGAGCGGGGGCAGGAAAGCCAGTGGCAGGACATATCGACAGTCCCAAAGGACGGACGCTGGGTCATGCTATACTGCCCGTTCGATGACCGCGATGAAATCCGCATATGCCGGTGGGTTGCCGACCACATGCTGTCCCGTCGACACGGATCATTCGGACCATTTGTATGGTCCACCTATGATAGCATGCCAAACCTTGGCGTGATTGCCGAAATGGTGCCAACGCACTGGCAACCGATTCCTGCTCCTCCCGCCATCCGTTCTCTCCCTATAGAGCAGGAGGCCGGGGAATGAAACTAGGGAACCGATACCCGCCGCTTCCTGACCGGGAGTTTCTGCAGGTCATCCCATCATCGGATGGCCGCGCTTGGCGCAAGGCATGCGACCAATGCGCCGGCCGCACGAGCGACCCACAAGAGCTTGGTGGGTACTATCAACGCGACATAATGGATGGCGCGCCAGGGACGCTTTTCTACTGCATTCACCGCGACGAAGACGGCAATGATCCGATATATGATCAAGATGGCGTAGCCATCTCGCCAGTTCGGGTGTGCGCCTGCTATGCCGCATACCATCCTGAGCAGGCCATCCCTATAGAGCAGGCCAGGGAGGAGGGGAAATGAACATGCGGGAGAAGATTGCTCGCGCCATTGATCCTGCGTGGTGGAAACACGCCGATGCGCTATTCAATGACCACAGCGCCGCCGCAGAGCAGCGCTCAAACTATATCAAAAATAGCGCTCAGGGGTTGCAGTCTTTGGCCAGCGCCGACGCCGTTCTAGACGCCCTTATGGAGCCGACAGAGGGGATGCGGGAATCGGGGAACCTGCCCGGCTGGGATGACAGCGTGACGGTCGGCTTAAGCGAACAAGTCTTTACCGCCATGATCCGCGCTGCCAAGGAGGGCAAATAGATGATCCTCCGACCGAATGAACGGGCGAAGATGATGGGCCTTGCTCTCATCGGCGCAATAGCCCTCATCCTCATCTCCTGGGATGATGTAGGGCGGTATTTGGGGTGGTGGGGATAATGGTGCCGATTACCAGACACACCATTTCCGAAGTGGCTGCTCACTTCGGTGTTTCCGAACGCTATTTGAGCGCGACCGCAAGGAAGCATAAGCTCTGTGGCAAGGCTGGACGAAGCCTTTATTTCACCGATGCCGACATAGAAGCACTGGACGCATTATGGCACGCCTCAGGCTCTACAAACGAGGAAAAATCTGGTGGCTTGACGGCTCGGTCGATGGACAGCGTATCCGCGAGAGCACGGGAACGGCTATTCGGAAAGACGCCGAAGAGCTTGCTGCGAAGCGCGAGCGAGAGCTCCATGTCGAGAAAGTCTACGGCACCGAAGCAATCCTCACATTCGGCGCGGCAACTGGCCACTACCTAGATGCTGGCAAGAGCGATCGATATGTGGCGCCGATCTTCGCAAAATGGGAGCGCAAGCTCGTGCGTGAGATCAAGCCCGGAAATGTCATCGACCTCGCCAAGAAGCTCTATCCCAATGCTGGGCCGGCCACGATGAACAGGCAGGTGATTACGCCGGTTCAGGCCATCATCAACCACTGTGCCAAACGCGGCATGTGCAGCCCCGTCAGGTTCGAACGGCTGCATGTGCCGGCAAAGGCAAGGCGGGTTGCATCGATCAAATGGCTGGAAGCTTTCATGAAGGCGGCCACACCGAATATGGGCGCTTTGGCCCAGTTCATGGCCATGACTGGCGCTCGCATCAGCGAGGCAGTCGCCCTTGATTGGGAGCAAGTAGACCTGAGTACACGCACGGCTACGCTGCTGAAGACCAAGAATGGCGACTTCAGGGACGCGGCTTTGCCAAGCGCACTCGTGACAACGCTTCTGGCGCTACCAGGTCGGAAGGATAAGGGGAAGGTTTTCGGCTTCAAATCCCGCCAGTCCATTCAGACCGGGTGGGCTTCGACGGAGAAGCGCGCCAAGATCGAGCACATACCGCCTCACGATGCCGGTCGGAGGCTATTCGCCACCCTCATGATCCGGTCTGGAGTTGACCCTGTGACTGTCGCTGAAGCAGGCGGATGGAAGAGCAAGAGAATGGTGGTCGAGGTCTACGCCCAGCCCGACGATCCGCGCAAAGCAGTCGAGCGCACATTTGGTACATTTAGCGCACAGGACGATAGCGCTGCACAGGATAAGTCTTTGGGAAAGAAAGGAAATATGCTAGGTTAGCTCGGCCCTTAGCAGGGGTGTGCCTTCGACCACTCGGCCACCTCTCCACAAAGGGCCTGATACGGGAAAATGCCTCGGCAGTGCAAGGCTTTTGTCGGGGCGGATGGGAAAATCGTGGTGGAGAACAGCCGTTCTGATTTTTGCGCCTTGAGTCGCCTGCTGTGCGTGAACGTGCGGCGAACGTTGGCACAAATCTGACACAGCTTTGTTCTGCACTTGTTCATGAGGAACTTATGTCCAAGGACGACTATGCCAAGATCGAAGTAACGACCTTTGTCTACGTGATGGGATGGATGGGTAAGGTGAAGATCGGGATTTCGCGCGATCCGGAAAAGCGACTTCGGCAGCTCCAGTTGGCGAATCCGGGAGAGGTGCGAATTTTGCACCTGCGCGCTTTCTCGACGCGGCCCAGCGCAGCGTTTGTGGAGCGCGCCCTTCACAAGAAATTCGCAGCTCACCGGCTTTTGGGGGAATGGTTCGACATTCCCGCCGACCGGGCAGTCAAAGCACTTGATGCTCAGAGAGACCGCCATATCCACCACAAGCACTGGCACCCGAATATGCCTTTCGAGATCGGCGCGGCCGGCGCCTTGGAACGATGGAAGTGGCACAGGTCTCACGACTTGTCTCTTCCCGCATAACCCCTACCCTGTTCATGGAAGGATATGATGATGGAATTACGCGACCTGTCCCCGTCTGCGCTCAAGGCGGCAATGAAGGGCGGAACCGATGGTTGGGGGCTGCATGGCAGTAGCAGAGATCATGTTCGCTATGCGGAGCCGTATCCGAAGCAATATTGGCGAAATCGCCGCAACTGCCCGTGTGGCTGCAAGCACCGGTCAACCCACGTTGGTATGGCCAACGGTGTGGCACTAACCTCGGGCTGCGAACTATACATTTCCCGATGGCTTAAGACCGGCGCCTAACCCCTACCCTGTTCATGGAAGGATATGATGATGGAAGCAACGTTCCCACCACGGCACTGGACTGACATATTCGGTTATGACGACGACGATGTGGTCTCTGGGTATCGTGAGCACCGCCCAAACGATCCGGAGCCAGGTGCTAACCGTTCTCCGGGATATCGTTGGGGCTGGGCAAACCGACAGCGCGACAGCAGTCGAGAGGATGACGGACTGGACCAGGTCCGGCGCGAATATATCCGCGCCACCAAGGGCCCCTTCTCAACCACCCACTAACCCACCCCAATACATGAGGAAGAGAATGGACTGGAAACCTTTGAAGTCCGCGCCGTTTGGTCGTGTTATTGTGGTGAGCAACCGCCAGTGGGGCGTTAATGCCATTACGTTCGTCTATTGGAAAAACCAGCACGCGAAGGACGCCGAATTGGGAAACTGGACTGATCCACCGACACATTGGTTGGATCGCATCCCCGAAGTCCCCACCATTCCCCAGGAATAGGAGAACGAGGATGGCCCTTTGGTACGTTGATAGGGATGGCAAGCCCAGACGGGCGATCCCATCTGATTACGTTTTTGCCGACATGGACACGCAATACGCACATGATGTGCTTGGGCGCCTGCTGGACCTGTTGTGGGAAACCGGAAAGCTCAGTGACGCCGAGGTCGTGGAGATCATTGGTGGTAACAGGCTTTCTACGCAGCCGCCCACTCCCACCCAAGGAGAACGAGAATGGACTACTGCCCCGTAGCCGTCCTCTTTGTCTCTTCGACATTTCTGCGAAGATAGCCGACGTCTACCCGTATACCCTCTAGCACAATGGCCATGGCATTCCGGTCTTTGGTCAGTTCGGCAATGCTGGCGTCCTGACGCGAATCGCGTTCAAGGGAAGCTGCCTTCGCCTCAAGCGTTGTTCGCTCATTGGATGATACCCGATTGTCGAGGTTCACCCACGCGGTGACGCCGCCGACCACGAGCAGAAGGATCTGCAAGATATGGCCAAGCGATATTTTCTTGTCGATTTCAACGCCACCAACGGTCATTCAGGGAATCCTAACCTATTGGGGCGCGAAGTGATAGCAGCCATGATCCTGGTCCTAACAGGGTGGTGGTTAGGGTAGCGGCTGGGATCGCAATTCCCGCCGCTACCCGCATAGATCAGCGAACCGGAGGCTGCTGCTTGAACAGGCCGCCGAAGCCATCGCGAACGATGTTGATGCCGGTCTTGAGCAGACCGAGCGCCGCGGTGATGCCGGTGGTCCACACAGGATCGATCCACGAAGCCGAGCAGTCGAGAGCACCAGTAACGAGCTGCGTACAGCCAGTTGCCAGGAGAAACGCGGTGACGCCGGCAAGGAGGGCGATCGCGACATTCAAAATATTGTGCAGGAGGTTCGAATTGAGCATGTTGTGGTCCTTCATGGTTGATACGACTTGTTCGGTGGCTTTCTGGACAAACCACCCTCTGACCAGGTCCATGAGCGTCTTGCGCTGAGGACTGGCGGGAGCTGGGGAAGGCGTTGGAGGTGACGGCACCGCCGGCGATTTCCCGGCTGAAACCAGTGCTTCCTCGAATTTGTCGGCGTAGCCGGCGATCAGGGAGGCCTTGTCGGTGCCATTCACGACGCGACGGGCGTTGATGTAGTCGGTCTTGGCCGCATTGATATAGTCCCCGAGCTTCTTGCCGGTGAACCAGCCCTCCATGCAGCCCTTGACGAGGATGATAGCAGCAACCTCGAGTTGCGCGGCCTTCTCCGGCTCCTTGATGAGGTCAACGCCAATCTTCTGGCCTGCCTTGCGAAAGTTGGCGCGCCCGGTGAGCTGCACGAGCCCCGTGCCGCGGAAACGATAGCCATCCCCGACTATCGTGTTGCCCAGAGCCTTTCCGAGTTTTGTGCCGGGCTCGTATTTGTCGAAATAGGACTTCGCCCCTCGTTCGTAGATGGGGGCCATGGTGTTGGCAGTCTCGTGCTTCGCGGTCGCGAGAAGGTATGCGAGCTTACGATCATCGCCGTCCCCACTGCGGCTCCATGCTTCGGCAATGGCCTCCATGCCACGCACCTGGCCCTCGGTGAGCTTTTTGCCGAACAAAGAAAGGCGCACGGCGTCGAAGAACGCTGCGTTAAGGGCCATATAGGCCTCCTGATGCTGGGAATGCAGACAGGTCTTACGACTTGTCTCGCTGAGAGGGTTTTGCCACTATCGGGCCATGAACCTGATCGAGAAGATTTTTGGCCCCCGCACACCAGCAGCACCGCTATTCACGGACGTGGATGGCCTTCTCTCGCTTCTACGGGAGAACGGCGGGACATACCCCGTCGATTTGATGCATGGGACCGATCAGGAAATTGCCGAGAAGGCCGTGAAAGAGGGAATGGTCACGTGGCATACGGGGTCTTGGGACGCCCCGGATTACTACCGGCTCGTCAGCCCTTGATTTCCTCAATGACCATGGTCGCCGCGAGCGCGCCACCGAAGCGACGGGCAGTTGTCGTGCCATTCAGATACATCGTGCCACTACCCGGGCCGACCCTCACCTGAATGTTGATCGGGGACGTTGTTCCTGCCGTGAACTCGTGCTCCAGGTTCAGGGTATGGAAGTAGTTGGCGCTCGGGATCGTGTTCCAGTCCACCTGTACGGCGTCCGCACCACTTGCTACGAACAGGGCGGCGGTCACATTGTCGAGTCCGCTGGCAGTGCAGGGGATGGATGCCCTGACCCTGATCTTGTTCGTCGCACTCTTGGGTGTGTAATTCTGCGAGAATACGGGGTCGCCCTCGGTGATCTGAGGTTTGGTGTCGTCGGTCGGGATTTGCGCGGACGTGGATGAATAGGTGCTGTACGCATAGCCGATGCTGCTGACGATTTGCCCGCTGGTCGCCAGTGTTCCCCCTGCCCCCACGACAATGGTTGTCGTGCCAGACGTGAGCGCCGAGAGATCAAATGCCAGTAGCTTGGTTTGATCGGTGCTGTCACGGAGGCGGAAGATGCTCGCCTTGAACGCTCGACGGATCAGGCCGGCCAAATTGCGGATGGCATTGTTGATCTCACTTGGTGCACACCCCTCGGCAATGTTGGCCCCGGAGATGTTGATGTTGCTGGCGTCAGTTTCGCTCAGGTCGGTGAGTTCGGTCACAGATCGCTCCTATCCATAAATGCTGCTGGCGCCGCCGCTGTAGGCACTGAGGCCCGAGGAGCCGCGCACGCGGTCTTCGACGCTCGGTCGATTGTTCCCAGCATTGGCGAGGGCGTAGACTTGTGCAGGCGCGAGGCGTGGCATCGGGCGGGGAACAACGGCGTCACGCTGCACGACGACGCGCAGGGGCGCGGCGGGCCGTGCCTGTATCGGCATTGGACGTGGTGCAACCATCGGACGGGCCACGGGCGTCGCGCCGCCAAACGGGCGCATACTGGCCGGCATAGGCATGGGGGCGGCGAGACGCGGTGCCAGGCTCGGATTGGGCACAACCTGGATGGGCGGCTGGTTGAGCGTAACGCCTGCGGTCTGCGGCACGAGCGGCCCCGAAGGCATGAGCCGGTCTGGGATATATTCCCGCGGCTGCAAACCATCCTGAGCCGCATAGGTCTGCTGCACGCCCCTCGGCATGGGCACAGGCGCCTTTGTCGGGATGGTTGCAATGGTCGTGCCGGCCGCGCGTGCAATCTCCTGCGGGGTTGGCTCCATGTTCATCGGAACGGACGGCACCACGCGCGTTGCTGGCGGCTGTCCGATGGCGCTGGGAGGTAGAGGCGGCAGGCGCGTTGGCGGGTAGCGCTGGTTGAGCGCCATTTGCAGATCTTGGTCCCGAGCGCGAAGGGATGCGACCTGCGGGGACATGGTAGCCGGAACAGGTGCCGGGGCTGGCGATGCTGCAAAGCCGACGCCTGCATTTGCCATCGGCGCCGACATCATCCGCATGGAACCGAGGCGCGTATCGTATCCCGCATCGAACATGGGCGACATTTGCGCGCCGCCCTGTATCGGGCTCTGAGCGATGCTATCCGCGATGGCGCTTCCACGCGCGGCACCACTGGCGGCTGGCGACGGGCGACGACGCGGCAGTGGCACATTCGCGGTAGGAGTGACCTGCGCTGCCCTTGCTTCGGCGCTCATTGCGGGATTGCGCAGGAGTGACAGGTCGGGCGTCATCGTCACCGGAACAGGCGGGGTGCGCGGAACGGTGTCGGTGAGAGTGCCGACCGTGTTCGGGATTTCGCCGGGAGGGATTGGACGGGAGGCAAAGAAAGCGTGACCGCCATACTGCCCGGTTGGAGTCATCGACCGAGCCCAAGATGGCTCCGAAACCACGCCGGGAGCATAATAGTGGTCTGCCCCGCCTGTTGGGTCGCCCGGCTCCAAGGCAAGTCGCCAAGCTGCTTCTGCTGCTGCACGGGTGGTCGGATTGCCTTGCGCTCTCACCGCCCCCGGTCCCGGATTGGAATAGCCGGTGTACTGCGACCTCTGCTGTACGACCTGTTCCGGCGAGAGGCCACGAATGGCGGCGCGGTTGAGGATGGTTTCGGCTACCCGGCGCATGCCTTCCGGGCCTTCTCCAGCCGCTTCGGCAATCAGGGTATCGATGACGGAACGAGGGATATCGACCATTCATTGCCTCATAAAAAAGCCCCATCTTGCGGATGAGGCTGAGTGCGCGTATCGTTCGCGGCTATGCAAAACAGAATTGATGCTAGTCAGACCATCGCGGGTCGGCTCGGATTAACGCTTCACTGGAGCGGCGCCGTTGCCCTTGCCTGTGCCTCGGCCTTTGCGCTTTACGTCGGCTTTGGAACTGGGGAAGGCGGTTGGACCTTGGCCCTGTTCTCGTTTCTTGCTGGCGCCGTGCTCTTCGGCCTTGGGCGCCTGTCGCTCTTTATTTTGGGCGGACGATGATGAAGCCAGACATCTTCGATTGGGTCGGCTATGTGCTAGCCGCCGCAATCCTCGTTCCGTTGGGCTTTTGGCTCAAGACCAACCACGCGGACGCCATAGGGCATTTTATCTTGGGTCTGTTTTAACTGCCGGTTGGCATAAGCGCACCACGCGCGCCAATCTGTAACTGCACCTCCATCGCCCGGATGGCATCCATCCACTTAGGGCTCATAGATGCGTTATAGATCGCCTTTTGCAGGTCCTTGGGGTCCCGACTGGTGAGAATACGGGCCACTTCCTGCATGACCTTAGCGTCGACGCGTTGACCCAAGGCCTTTGCGCCAGCGGCGCCCGCTCCAATAGCCGCCCCCTGCAGGGCCGCACCCATATTCCCACCGGATAGAGTAAAGCCACCCACGCCGCCAACGCCGGTTCCAATCCCCAGCTCCACCAACTGGCGGGCCGTGGTTGAATTGCCAAGTGCTCCACGGATCATATCCGCCAGATTCTCGACGCGAACATAGGCCTCGAGCTGGCGTGCTTTGGCCTGCCCGAAGACGAGCTCGATCATCTCGCGACTCGATTGGTTCCCGAATACCTGACTGATGACATTCACTCGGTCACGGGCCGACCGAATGCGATCGATAAGCTCTGATGCATAGCCAGTCTGAAAGGCACGCTTCTCAACATCGCTGAACTTGCTAAAGGCCTGCCGGGCTTCAGGGACATTCCGTGGCTGTGTGGCAAACTTCTTGCCCGCCTCCAACGCGTCTTCCGCATCGAAGAAGCTGGCCGCGCCCTGCCGAGCTATCTTGTATCGCGGCACCGACGCATCCAGGCTCTGGACAAGTTTGGCTTTCATTTGTGTCAGGTCGGCCATGAGCGCATTGTCTCCGCTGCGCTGGGCCGTGCCAATCATGCCATCAAGATTGCGCTTAACCTGGTCCCAGAACGCCAGCGAAGGCAGCGCCCTTGACCCATCCGGGTTGACCTTCAGGGTCACTGTGCCATCAGGGCGAAAGTCGAACGGGTTCTTCACTGCCTTGAAGCCGGAAATGGCCGCCTTGTCCGTGCCCCGGCTCTCCGCTGCCCTGATCGCAGTCCGGAAGGTATCCGACTGCATCAGTTCTCGAATTGGCTGATTCCAAACCGCCTGGGCGTTGGGCGCATTGAATGCGGCATCATATCGAGGCTTGTTTACAAGCTTTGCCGTGTCCCTGATGGACTGCTGATACCCAAGATCATCGACTGCACCGCCCGTGATGCGCTTGATGAAATCGACTGCTCGAAGTCCCTGCGTTTCAAATCGCTCATCCGCCGCTTTGGTGATGATGGCGCGAGCCTCGGGGTTTTGGTTGGCGACTGCTCGCGCCAGGGCGCGCGTGGTTTCCCCCCCTCTATCGACATTCATCAGCGGAACGCCGGCCTGACGGGCAATTGCCTCGTCCGTGGCGTTCATCATACTGCCGGGGTTCACTTGGGCATCGCGCACAAAAACCTGCCCAGCCCGCCTCGCTCCCTCGTCAATGGGATTGGTGGCCGCCGCAATGGTCGGTGCAATCTTTGCGCCGACTGCTCGGGCGATTGTGCCCAGCCCAGCCGCCAACGGCGGGGTAACGGCGCCGATACCGCCACCAATAGCAGCGTTGCCAACCACGTTGGCAGGATCACCGCCTTTGACCGCCGCGTCCGCTGCCGAGATCGCCGCACCGGAAGCAGCAGAGTTGCCAATACGGGAAAGCATCGACCCAGTGAGGCCAAGCGCTTGAGCACCGTTGGCGGTCGCTGCCAGACCGCCAAAGGCCCCAATTCCACCGGCAAGGTTACCTGCCACGTCCGCGACGGGATTCGCGTCCGCGAGTTGTGCGCGGCGAGCACGGAGCCCTTCGACCGTTTTTTCATAGTCGCCACCCGTCAGAACGGCGCCAGCGCCAACAAGAGCGTCTGATGCATTTTGCGCCATCGGGCCAACAACCGGAATGCCCTGAACGATACCGCCGAGGGTGGCGGCAGTCGCCCCGGCCAGGTCCGAACGCATCGGAGTGCTTTGGCCGCGGGGCGCAACTGGACCGGCGAACTTTGTGCTTGCCTGCGATGCAGTCGCCAGCGCTTCGTCGTAGACCGGAGATGGCGGAGCATTGCCAGGAGCCTGCCCACCTATGCTGGCAGCGATCTCCTCAACGGTCTGACTCTGCTGTTCTGGAGTGAGGCTCAGGAAGTCGTCAGAAACCTTGACCTTTGTGCCACCGATAGTGAGCGTTGCCATTATGGTTCAATGCTCCACTGTACGCCGCCACTGGTCACATTGCCGGCTGGCGCCGCTTGGCCTGGCACATAACCGCCATCGAAATAGTTCCCCTGGCGGAGCGCCTGCGCCTTCTGCTGGTTCGTCGCAATCCGACGCTTTGCGGCTTCGATGGCACGTCGATAGATGCCCTCTCGTACGGCCTTAGGCTGATCAACAGAGCCTTGGATTTCGAGAAGGATTTTACGCTCGCCCTCTGTCGGCATGCCGCCGAAGATAGCCTTCAGATTGTCGAGCGCCTGTGTCGTGACGACATTCTTCAGGTCTAGCGTTGCCTGTCCGCCAGGATCTCCGAAAAGTGCCGTAGTATAGGCGCGCTGTTCAGACCAAGGCCCGTCATACGCGCTGGAGTTGAGCTGGAGCGCTCGTTCCAACGAATTGACGACCGCCTGTCCCGCCGCAACCGTATCATCGGCCTCGAAAATCTCTTTCTGGATTGTCGAGTTCATGGGGTTGTCGCGAGCGCTCGGCTGTTTGGGGCCGCCCACCGGAACAAACTCCGTGCCCTGCATATAGCCCTTGACTGGCTGACCTGTGGAAGAATCGAAGATTTCCACGATCTGCGGCGCTTCCCCGGAACCACCACCAATGAAGGAGGCGAATTCGGGATTGTCCTGCGCGAACTGGAAATTACGCATATCGGCAGTAAGCTCCGGTTGGCCATAACCTGGCTGGCTGCGGCGCAGCGCCTCGCTCCACGCCGTACCCATATCAAGCCCGCCGCCTTCCACACCGGCCACGAGGTCGGAGTAGCCCTGCTGCTTCAGCCATTCGAGGGTGTTGTTTTTGACCTGGTCCTGTTCCGCCTTCTGCTGGGCATCGAGTGCGTATTGCTGGTCGAGCGCATTGCCGCGAGCAAAGCCTTGGGAAAACCCGGAGGCCGGATTGAGCGGGTCGCTGCCGAGACCGGCGAAGCCTTGGATGAAAGCGTTCCGGTTTCGGTCGAACGACTGATAGAGCGGGTTATCCCCCAGCCCAAACATCTGACCAAGGCGCTGCGGCTTCGGAAAATCAACCATCTGCTTCTCCTAGAACATGGCGCCGAGGACGGTGCCGCCAATCTGTGCCGGAACCTGCCACCACGGCGTTTGCTGGCTCTGCGTGGTGGTCGTCCCCGCACTTGGCGCCGTCCCCGCCAGAATGCTCGTCGCGGTGCCCAGTGTTTTCCAGCCGGCGTTCTGCGTGGCATCGAAAATGCGCGCCTGATCCTGCGCACGAGCAGTATTCCAGTTGTCCATGAGCTGGCCCGCCTGAAGCTGCGCACCGGCTGGCAACATGGAAGCCTGGTAGAGGCCGGGAAGGTTCTGGATGGCCTGCTGCTGGCGCCCGTAGTCGTATTGCGCGAGCGCGCCCGTCGCTGCGTTTGCGGCTTCGTCGACCATGGCCGAAGAGCCGAACCGCCCATCGGTCAGGAATGACGAATTGACGCCTGCCAGCGCATCATCGAGCACTCGAGAGCGCACTGGATCGGAACCGAAGTTGCCCGCTGCGATCTGTGACTGATTGCCGATGGCGCCGGAAATCCCAGACCCATATGCAGCGTTGTTCGGATTGTTGGTGAGAGAGCCGATGCCAGCCTGTGTCTGGCCCGAGAGGGCTGGAACCATGCTTTCGGTATAGGGCTTCACGCCCTGCCCCAACTGCGTGGTGAGCTGGTTGCCGATGGTCGAAACGGCTTGTTTCAGCTCTGGGTTGCTCATCCCTGAAGTCGTGGTTTGCGTGTTGTCGCCGCCCATTATGCCAGCACCTTTTCTAGTCCGTTTCGAGCGCCGGCATACGGCGCGTAATCAGGGAAAAGCCTCGAATAGTCACGGCCACAAATCCGATGAGCCCGACACCCTGCCGCCCGGGCGACGTTCTCGATTGCGCCAAGTGCCTCGCGCATGGCTGCAAGCCGGCGCTTCGGACCGCCGTCGATCCTGCCCGCTATTGCCGTTGTCCATGCCACTAGACCGTCCTCCTCCACGACCGACACGACCCAGAGGCCTTTCGCTCCCTCCCCGACTTCAAAGAGGATGGCCGCGCCCGCCGACAGGCGCTCATAAAGTCCCCGCATGTCGTAGCCTGGGTCTTGCCTCACAGCCGGCCAGAGCATTTCGGCAAAGACCGGCCACTCCCGCTCAATGCGGGCCGTGTCCACCAATGAAACCTGCATTACGAGCCAGGGATATTCGTCAGGCTGTGAATGGCATGGACATGCAATTGCCCGTCCGCATCGCCACTCGTGACCCGCAGGGATTGACCCTGATCAAGAAGGATATCGTAGATGTCCACATAGCCACCCGCCGATGCCAGCGAGAGCCCGCTAATCAGGATGGCGACGACGGACGAGCCGTTATGGATATCCACTGAGACGACAACGGGAGCCGCCCCGTCCACATTGGCGATATGCACCTTGCCCACCGACTGCGATTGGTCCGCCGAAGCCACAACCACCGTTGCGCTCGTGTTGGTAAGCTTCGTGTTGGTCGAACCCGGGTTCGAGAGCAAACCACTGTAGAAGGTCATCGGCCGCCACCCTTGGCAATCGCACCTTCCGGCCACTCGATGCCGCGGTCATAGCTCCAGGTGTCTCCAGCGGCGTGCCTGGACCGAATGATGATGCATTTGCCCCGCCCGCGCATCGGGCAACGCCCGCTTGCCGCCAGAGCGCTGGGGTCTTTCCAAGACACGGTGTCGGGGAGGCGATCCCTCACTCCGAGAGCAAGCGTCACATTCGCATCGTCCGTTACCGGCTCAGCCCAAGATACCAGCATGGACACTCGATCCGTGAGCGTTGCGGTATCGAACTCAGCAGCGAGATAAAGGCCGTCGAAGAACCCGAACTTCAGATCGGCATCGAGAGCCGCCAGACGAGGCTTGCCGCCCTGCCATGCCGCCGAATCCAGCGAGAATGGCAGGCTATCGAGCGTCCCGAAGGAATCGAGGTCTTCAAGCGTCTGTGCCGTCGCCGCCATCTTCACAATTGCTGCCGTGGTGTCCTGAACCGGCATGAATTCCCCGGTCGGAATATCGAAGGTCAGGAGTGATGTGCCCGAAAGCCTCCAGATGACCTGCCGACGTTCTGGATCATAGGCACCGCTGATGGTAGCCACGTCGATCAGTTCGGCATAGGTTCTGGCCACCTTGCCCTCGCCAATGGCTTCGACACCGTTTGCCGTAACCCGCTGAGGGCCGGAAGCGTCCCAGAAGTAGACCGCGCCGGGCGCCTGCACGATACAGTCTGGATTGACCGCGCCAACATCGGAGGCCTTGTCGCGCCGAAAGATGCGATCCGTTCCGGTGACGGTCAGGATATGCGTTCCAGCCCGCTGGATAATGGCCGCCTGCCCGTCATTGATGACGCCGCCCCCCATCAGAGCTTCGCCTTCGGCAAAGGGTGATTTCTGTGCGCCGCGTGTCTTCCAGTTGGTGTAGGAGCCGGGTGCCGAATTCTGCATCATGCGATTGTCGCCGTCGCAATCGAGCGCGATGAGCATTTCAGCCCAGAAGAACACGAACCGGGCGGATGGAGCGTCCGCAATGGCAGTGACAGTGCCCCCGGCTTCGATGTCGTATTCCAGCATCCCATCCACGATATTGGTGGCAATGAGCTTGTCGCCGTACTGAGTGAAACTCCAGTTATGGCCTGTCGTCACGGCATAGCCCGTGCCGATCTGACTGAAGGTGTAATCACTCGCGAGGGAATACAGGCTATCCTCGGTCCCGAAGTATCCCTTGAAGTCGCCATTCGTCGCCACCACGGCAATCGCACCACGAGGTTCATCAGGCAAGGCCTCTGCGCTGGTCGTAACCTGAAGCGACTTTCGCGGCCCATAGGCAACGCCCTGGGCGTCCCTGAGATAACTGGCATTGAGCGCATGCCGGGAGACGCCGGGGTTGGTTTCCGCAACATCGGGACGATAGGGGCCATAGGAGAGCATCAGAACTGCGTCGGGCGAAGCAGACCCGTCCCCACTTTGGATGCCGAAGCAGCATGCAGACGGCTCAGCGCATCCGCTTCTGCCACCCGCATTAGTGCGGCCAGATTGCCGGGGTCTTCCCAGCGATGGACGTACATCTCAGCCTTGGCGCGGCTCATGATGAGATCGTATGCCTCAGTGAACCACTCGTTTCCTGTATCGTCATCCGACGTTGGAGTCGCAATTTTTACGTGCCCCGTCACGCGCACCGGGTAGACCGCATCAGGAAATGGATAGATGCGCAGCTCGCGGTTCACATAGGCGAAGGAGACAGGCAGCGCCGACGTTGTGTTGGCATCGAGCAAAATCTCTAGTGCTCGATAATCCGCCGCACGAAGGTCATAGACATTGCTGCCCTCGGTGAGGAACGCGCCGTCGATCTCGTAGAATTCGGGATCGATGTCGGTGCCAAAAGCATAATCCGACTGATCGATGACTGTGTCGAACGTCGCATCGCGGCTCTCGTTGAACCAGAAGCGAGTGGGCTGATAGTGGCGAATTGCCGCGGCGATCTTGTTGCGGATAGCGTCCGTTTCCGATGCCGGGCGCTCGGTGTCGGACAGGATTTCGGCTATCATCACTGCTTGCGTGGTCATGGCTCAAATCCTGGCATGAGAGAGGCGGCAGGTTTCCCCGCCGCCCAATGTGCTTTAGCCAGCCGAACGGTTGGCGATGATGTAGGCGACATACACATAGCCGGCGCCGGCCGAGACGGTTGCACCTGCGGAGAGGGTGTAAGTCACGGTGGTATCGGCAGCGATATAGAGGTCGTCGGAAGTGGCCAGTTCGTCAGCGACCTTGCGGCCAGCCGAAGTGATGACCAGAGCCGTTGCGAACCCATCTGGGTCGGCGGCGGTGCCGATGTCGAGCGTCTGCGGCGTGCCGCCTGCAAAGGCAGTCGTAACCACGATAGCCGAGTCGATCACCAGGGCGCCCGCTGGCAGCGTACCGATGGTGCCAGTCAAAGTGGTGTAGACCACCGGGCAGGACACATAGTGAACCAGGTCGTGGTGGAACTTGCGAGCGACGGTGGCGAGAGTACCAGTTGCCATTTATCAGCCCTCCTTACGATGCCGGAGCGGCGTAAGTGGACAGGACAATCGTGCCGTAATCGACACTGTTGTACACCGTCTTCTTGATGCCGCCGATGAACGATGCCCGCACGCCAAGCTCGCGGTCGTAGTCGAAGAGATCTTCGACCCACTTGAACTTGTTCTTGCCGCCGCCCTTGCCGAAGGCCACGCCGAGCGACTGAGCCCCGCAGAAGATGGCACGCCGGGTAAGGGACTGCGCAGCGGACGTGCTGGAGTGAACGCCGAGGGGAACGCGATTGTTCTCCACGATCAGGGTGCGGTTGTAGACACCGAGCGCGCCGGTATAGAGCCCGCTCTTGTCCGTTTCGCCGCCCTGAAGGCGCTTGCCCTGGAGGTCGAACCAGTTGCCCACCGTCGCCGTATCAGCACGCAGCGAAAGCGTCTGGTTCGGGTGGATGAAGCACACATAGTCGATGTCCTTGCCGAGGCCCTTGATGGGGCGCAGCATGGGCGAGGTGGTCTTGGCGATGTTGACCGCCTTGTCGATCAGCGAGAGCTTGAAGATAGCCGTCGCATCGCCGTTGACCGCCTGGTCGGTGGTCAGCGAGGTGCCGCCGCGGAGAATGCGGCCGGACGAAGGGGCAATCGTCGCGTTGAACCCGGAATACTTGCTGGACAGGCCAGTCACGGTATTGCCGGCGAGCTGGTTGAAGAACCACGTGTCGATGCGGTCCGCCGTCCAGTCCTTGAGCGAGTCGTAGCACTCCTCGCGCATGTCGTAGGGCACGCGCTGACGGTCGATGGTGCCTTCGGCGCGCACGCGGTGAGCGTGGCCGAGTTCGTTGATGACCATCGTATCCGAGTAGCGGGTGAGGCCTTCTTCGTTGCCTTCCTGCGTCTCGTTTTCAGTGGTGCCGTCGCCAGTGGCCAGCATGCGAATGCCCCACTTGATGGAGTCGCCGGCACCCTTCTGGGTTTCGGTCATGATCTGGGCGAGCGAGCCTGCGCCGGTCCCCATGAATTCGTAAGCGGTCGTCTCTTTGAGCGCCTCGACATCCATGCGGTTCGACCACAGCTTCACCGCCAAGGCGTCATTGACGCCAATGGTATGAACAGCCATTTGGTTGGTCCTGAATGATGTTGGGAGAGGTGTTCGCTTTGACGCCGCGAAGACTGGCGAGGACCGTTACGATGGTCAGACGCTTGCCGTTACGCCCGGCTGGCGGGGATGATTAGAGCCCATCATGGCTTAGGCACTTGGGCAGACGGCCTTAGCCGCCGGCCAACTTTCTGAACTTGTCGGCGCCGTTTTTCGAAAGCCATGCCGCGAAATCTTCCGGGCTCATATCGGCCACGGACTGCGCCGTTGTCGCCGCAACGCGGCCGCCGCCGGCATTCGATAGCGACGTGGCCCCATTTACGCCTGCAGCAAGCTTATCGAGGTCTTCGGCCGAAGGCGTTGCCTCCTGTTTGGCCGGCGCCGTCACATTGCGCGCCTTTGCGAGCCGTCGCATGTGTTCACCGACATTGATACCGCGATTGACCGCGTAAGCGATCTGCTGGGCCTCGAAGTTGTCAACCTCTGCGATGGCCTGGGCCTGAGTGAGCCCGTAAAGCTCCATGTACTCGCCAGCAATGTTGTTGCGCAGGGCGGTGTAGGTTGGCTCGAAGGTGGCATCCGCAGATGCCGCTTCGCTGTATTGTGCGCGAGCCACGTCGAGCGTTCTTGCCCATGCTGTATTTGCAGCCTCCTGTTCCTTGACCTGCTGCGCTCTCTGGGCTTCCTGCTGTTTGCGCTGCTGATGGTCGGAAACAAGTTCGGTTATCGCGTGGATTGGGTCTTTGAGAGGGTCGAGCGCCGGCTTTTCTTCGACCTGAGTGCGCGCCTGTTCTTCGCGCTGCGCGAGTATTTGGTTCCACCGATCCTCGAGAATTGCTGCCTTGCGCTCGGCTTCGAGGCGCGCTGCACGCTCGGTCTTGAGTTCGCCCCGGGTCTTGGTCAGGGCCGCAAGAGGCACCTTGGACTGGCCAGTTGGCTTTTCCCCTTCGCCTGTCGCCGCCGCCTCGCCCACTTCGCCGGCATCAGCCTCAGCTTCCGCGACTTCGGCTATTTCCTCCTCTGTCGCCGCAGGCGAGCCTGACTGAGCCGGTTCCGGCGCGGTGACAGTTTCGCCTCGCGAGTCAAAGTAGGCCTTGTCCTCTGCGGACAGGGTTTCGTTATCGATCATCTGTGTCTCTGATGGTTTCGCTATCAGTAGCGGGGCCGCAATGCGCTTGCGGCGTGCGTGCACTGGCTTCGGGCCAGCGATCCGGGGTTAGTTGGGGTTCGCGACGACCGGCTTCTGCGCATCCGCCAGCGCGGCGTATGCCTCAATCCTCTCGTTGCCGATGCGCTCGCGCTCGGTCTGATCCTGCATAACTGCAATCTGGCCTTTGCCCTGCGCTTCCATAATTTTGAAGTCCAGTTCGCGGGCCTTGTTCTGCTCTTGGAGCACCTGCAGGTCGATTTCCTTGGCGGCATTCTGGAGTTTAGCCTGTTCCAGCAGGAACGCAGGGTTCTTCGTCGGGTCTTGCGCCTGCTGACCCTCCTGCCCCATGGTTTTCAGCCTCTCAACAAGCGAGGTCGGGAGCGGGCTGTATTCCGCTAGCATCAGCGTTTCCTTGGGGCCGATGCGGTCTTTGAACATCGGTAGAATCTGCGTCAGAAGTGCCCAGGTGCGTTCCTTTTCGTTGGTCGAGGTCGGGCTGTCATCAACGATGATGTCGTATTCGACCGCAGAGACATCGGCCTTGGTCAGTGGCACGTAGCGCGCTTCTTCCTCACCAACGATGCGCACGAGCCGGCCATCAGCAAGGAAGTTCTGGATCAGGTGGAGCATGCCCCTGCCCTGTATCTTGCGATATCGGCGAAGGCTGTCGAAAAGGCTGGCGAGAATGGCAATGCCGGACTGCTTACGCTGCGCTTCAAGCACGCCGGGCTGATTCACCTCGCGCATGCCCAGCAATTCCATATTGATGCCAGTCGCCTTGATGATGGCATCGTCTGCGTATTGAAGCAGCCGATCGAAGCCGGCCGGGAATTGCGCCATGGGCTTTTGTGCCCATTTCTGCCCGTTCGTGCCGGACAACGCACCCTTGTTCATCCATGTGATGCGCTCGACACGCGCCCAGCTGTCTTCGGCGTCCCGCTGGTTCTCGAAGGCATCCTTCTCCGCCATGATGCCACCCTTGGCCTGGCTGTTGAGAATGTGCATCATCTGCGAGAGCCACTTATTGGCCCAGCGCTGGGGATCTTTCGCGCGGCGGACGATACCGTAGAACGTGCCCTTGTCGTGGTCTTTAAGGCCCGTAATGCAGTTCCACGTCCAACTGCCGGTCTGCGTCGGCTCCGGCTTCTTGAGCATGACACGGCCAAGGAAGCACTGAACCACGATCTTCCGCGTCAACTTTACCGACTTCATCAGCGCGCCGGCTTCGGTGGCAATCTGGAATTTCTCGAGATCGAGGTCGGCTTGGACGGGCGTGCCGTCCGGCCCCATGACTATGGCGCGATAGTAGGTCTCGCGCTTGTAGTACTGGCAAGCGACAATCGTCACTTCCTTCGGCAGATCTCCGTTCTTGCCTTCCTTTCCATCGCCCTCATAGCGATGGCCGGGGTCGTTGCGGGACGGCGCATTGTCGTCTTCGTCAACATCGGCCCAAGCAGCGTTCAGATCGAATTCGTCTGCTTCGGGGAACATCGCTTTGGCATCGGCAATAGGCATCTTGCGCACGCGCCAGCGCCGCGTTGTGTCAACCAGATTGGCTTTGGTTGCATTGCAGTCCCAACGAGCTTCCAGCGGGTCGAAGTGATCAACCTTCGGGTCGCCCTGCGGATTGCTCTCATAGTCGAGACGGGTTTCCGTCCAGCCCATGCCGGAGGTCACCGCATCCTTGAAGGCCTCCGATTCCTCGTCTTCAGCATCGCATTGGTCGCGGAACCATTCGGCTGCCGATGTCAAAACCTCGTTGGGCTTCGCATCGTTCATTTCGCGCGGAATGAAACGCACTTCGCGCCGATTTCCGATTTCCGACCCGACAACAGCGTCAACCATGACGCCAGTGCGGTTGAACACAAGGGCGGGGCGCTGCTGGTCCTCGAGGTCACGCTTTTCCCGTTCGCGCCACTGATCACCGTCACGGAACTTGAAGTCTTCGACGGCGCCGGATTCGCCATCCGATCCGTAGGCCCATACCTTGAACTTCTCGTTGTCCGCCCGATACCACGCCTTATAGAGGGTGAGATCGGTGCCGTCCGGCTCGGTGATGTCGTCAGTCATGCTGCCTGCCATCCGGTAGAGGAGCGGCCCCTCCCCGCTCCATAGCGCTGGCGGGGCTGGCTGTTCGGTTCAATAATTGCGTGGCGCAGCATCATGAGCGCATAGCGAGAGGCCTTGACCACCTTGCCGTCCTTGCGG